ACTTATGCCGTTGATTGAAGCAACAGATCTTTCTGTGCTTGTCTTGCAGATAGTCTTTGCAGAGATAGGGCAGTGCTCAAAGATATTGAACATATTCCTGAAGTAGAAGTCAATCGAAGGTGCAGATTGGGAATAGAAGAGTGTAAAGTCTCTTTCTCCTATTGAAACCGATGCAGAAAGGATAGTGTACTTTGCAGTATCAATATCTGCTTTATTAGCGATTCCATTATAGGAAACCCATAATGAATGTACACCTTCGTTCACTGTGACCTCCTCAGACTTGTAAATAGGATGCTGCAATTCACCATCATCCACGATGATAGTGTAATCAATCTTGACAGTCTGTGAAGAAGAAGTGAAATAGGATATCTCTTCTTCGACATTTGGGTTTGTTAGTTTCTGCTGGATGGTAGAAAGGAAGAATCGTTCCGTATACTCTGAAGCTGAGCAACTCATAGAATGACTGCAATAGATTACACCAAAACTGATGCTATCAAATGTATATCCGTCTCCTTCATCTATGCGCTCACTCTCTAGAGTAAGCTTTGCATATACTATAGCATTATCCTTCATGTACTGCTCAATCACAGAGCGAAGATCGTATATCTCTATTGAACCATTGTATGCATCAAGTGTGAGACTGATTATCTCTGCCTGTGTCTTTGAGTTCTTCAGAACAAAGGACAATGTAGACATATCCGTTGCAAACCTTATCATTGTAGGTATGTGACATGAGAACACAAGACTTGGAAGTGTTGTTTGTATCTTTATCTGGGACATAGAAAAATCGTTTATCCTAACTATGACGCGAAGTTAGGATAAACGATTAAGTGAAGAAAAGACAAAATCTCTAACTTACATTGGTATTCATCAGATAAAAAGGTTTATCAATTTGATACCAAGATAGTAACAAGGCATCCACCTCTTCCCAATTTCAATACTCAAACAACCACCCTGCATCATAATTGAGGGCAATCTTCATTGCAACGAAGTTTTGATGATCTAAATCTTCGTATCCCATATTATTATGCCACTCATTCAATGCCCAAATTATATTCTGCTCTGACCATTGTCCAAACGATGTAGCACTATTTGAATATGCTTTGGCTATATCCTTATAAAACAATAATTTCGTATATTTTGCCAAATTTATGATATAGTGGGACACGTTTTGTCACACATTGTTTTTATATTTGCCGCAAGAAATAACATAAGGTCATGGAAGAAGATAAAAGGAAGTATAAATATAATCCACTGGTATGGATATAAAAACAATCCGTTTTCATAGATCTTCTTTGGCATAACGAATCACTTGAAGTTCTCGAGCCACAATGGTTACGAGAGAATGTGAAAGCAAAAATTCAAAAAATGTTAAACTTATATAGATAAATATAATTTTGTAAAACATAAAAATATGGAGACAATTCAAGATAGAATTAATTCTTGGGCTAATACATATGTTCCAATATACAACGAATTATCAGAAAAGTATAACACAAGTTTTTATACTCAATCACCATTGTCCAAAATAACATCCGAGATAGAAATGCTTATCATAGGCATTAATCCAAAAGGAGACTTTGGAAATGGAATGATAAATATCTCACCATCTAAATTTTTGGATGGCAATGAAACATGGGACCAACGATTTCTGCCAGATGGCACAATACACAAGGATTGGTCAAAATTTTTAGGAGGGACTCATTACTTTTTAGGATATAGTCATTTATCTCACGTGAATGATTATATTGATGATGATAGCAAGACGGTATGGACAAACTTTTGCCCATTTCCTTCCTCTAATGGCTTTGCAAAGCTTCCAAAAGAGATTGTTTCAAAATGTGTACTTGGAACTCTTGAACTCATAAACATTTTAAAACCTAAAAAGATTGTTTTACTGAGTTCTACAGGATTTCATCAAATAGATAAATATGTGGATATCGAAACTAAAAAGAATATCCAATATATGAAGGTAATAGATAATCAAAATCTTTTCATAGGAAGAATAAATAATATTCCTACGGTATGTGTTAATCATCCAAGCGGACACTGGGCAATAAGCAATCGCTTCACTTCAATTTTCATTTTCTTGTATTTTTTTACAGATACAATGAAAGATGGAAAACCTTTGCATAAATTGGAATGGGTATGTGAACAATTACGCAATGAGTATAAATCATGGGTCAAGAATATTGAAATAAAAGAGTAAGGTTGTTTATGCCAACAAAATACATATCCAACTCCGCACATTACGCTCACGTCCTTGCACACTGCAAGGATGTGAAGCGAACTCTATGGATAGGCACCGCTGACATAAAGGACCTGTATGTAGAGTTAGGAAAGGAGAAAGCTCCATTCCTTAAACTCATTGCACAACTCATCAAGAGAGGAGTGGAGGTAAGACTTATCCATGCCAAGGAACCAGGACCTGCCTTTCGTGAAGACTTTGACAAGTTCCCAATTCTGTATGATGGCATGGAACGAGTGCTATGTCCACGAGTGCATTTCAAGATTATTGTGTTTGACTGCCAAGAGGTATATATTGGTAGTGCAAACCTTACAGGTGCAGGAATTGGCATGAAAGGGGAGGGAACCCGTAACTTTGAAGCAGGTATCTTAACTGATGCCCCTGACATCGTAGAACATGCAATGAATCAGTTTGATGATGTATGGATTGGTAAAATGTGTAAAGGCTGTAAAAGACGAGAATTTTGCGGTGATCCAATAGACCAACACAAATAATTATCATAAAAAGAAAATTTTATTGGAGGTGTGTCAAGATTTTGCACACCTCCATTTTTATTTTGCACCATATTTAAAAAATGTTATATGGGCTATAAAGTACAATCACCAGAATACTATAAGAATTTTCTCTTAAGTATATACAAGTGCAAGCAGCCGTTTGAGCTGCAGATATCAACAAGAAAAACTAAAAAAAGAATGGGGACATATTTTCACCACCCACCAAAAATCATTATTTATTCAAAATTGAGCAGCAACCTTCCTTTAGAAAAGATTGCAATTCATGAATATGCACATCATATTCATAATACTGAAAAGCGAGGTGTTATAGGTATAGGAAGAGCACGATCTCACGGTGAACACTTCTGGAGAATATATTCTGCTCTTATGGCAAAAGCTATAGAGAAAGGATTGTTTAACGACGAATTGATTAATGATATAATAATAAATTAAAATGAATAAGTTAATATATTTAGACAGGGTACTGTCACGGAAACAGATGCATTTCTCTTCAATCTGTGTGTTTGCATTATCGTCCGTCTTTATTATAGTGATATGCTATGCTGAAATTGGGCATAGCTTCGGATGGGAGTTTGCTGATGCATTGCACGCAAACCTTCATAACTCACATAGATGGATCAGACTCACATGGTAATTAAGGAGAATTATTGTATATTAAACATAAATGCAGGATGGGAATTGTATATCAAAGAATTTCCAGACAGTCAATCTCTCCATTATATTGCGAAGTGGATTAATTGCACAAATAGATCCATAACAAATATTTCATATTTACATTAAACATTCATATCAGAATATGGCAGAAATCAGATACAGCGATGACAAGACTACACTACTTAGTGTGCGTGGTTTTTCCAAGGAGTTTATTGCCCCAATTTTGTAACACACATAGGTGACAAAGCATTCTTGAGATGCACCGAACTTACAAGTATCAAGATTCCGGACTCGGTAAAGAGTATTGGATACGCGGTTTTCTCGCATTGCAGGAGACTTACAAGCATTCAGATTCCAGACACTCTCAAGGACTTAGATAAATTTAAAGTATTCCCTTGGAGCACTTATCAATAAAATGACATTTACTATCTGAGGAGCATACACACTCATCCCATTCTTTCCTTACATACCACATTTACATACAAATAATTATTACGATAGCACACATATAAATCTCAGATAACCCCTCCCGTATCCAAACTATACATCTCATGCTGTGGGAACTTCTCACAACCGATGTAGAGTGTGTCAAAGGCATCAGAACCATCGGTTCTATGCTCAAGGAGGTCTTCCTCCGTCTCCGGGAGCTTTTCTCCGTTCTTGTTCTTGTGGAACCCTTTTGAGCCTCGATATACTCCTGCTGTCTGGATGGAGAGGATAAGGTCATCGTTATTCTGACGATTGAAGAAGGGGATGAGTCGCTGTCTGCCTGCAAAGCCCTGGTTGATGAGAAGGTATTTCTCATCATGACGCATCGGATTCCCAAGGTACACATCATTGACTGTCCAGCCATGCTTCTCGAACTCTTGTATGATGACATAGTGGAAGTCCTGGTCATTAACAGCATAGTTGGAACCTAAGGCTGTGGTGTCGTAATAGAAGATGATGGTCTTGTTGTCATGAAACTGATAGTAGGTGCAGAAGTCATCCACGAGTTCCGGTATCTTTCTCTCGAACTTTACATAGAAACTCTTGAGGATATTGAGTCTTCTGCCTGATGGCTGACCTGCTACTATCCAGTTGATGTTGGCACCATAGTCCATGCCTATGCAGATAGGTGCCTGTCTATTCAAATCTGCATCTGCACGACAGTCCATGACGCTTCCTAACGAAAAGCGTGACAAATTTGTAACACTATCGCTTGCAAAGTCAGCAAATGCCTTGTCAAGGTACTCCTGATCTGATGCGTCATACTTGTGACCTTCTCTCATACTTGAGTAGAATCCGTCCTTTGCGATGCCTATCTTCTTACTGAGGATTGATGTCTGGAAGGTTAGTGGGGTAAGGTCACGCTTCATCTGCTTGATGTAGTTCTCACCAAGCAACTGAAGGTTTTCTATACTGCTGTATTCTTTGTAATAGACAGCGACTGAACGCATCTTGTTCAAGTCACGGTCAAGGCAACGAATCTGTTTACGGAGATATTCGGGAACAGGTTCGTTGTTTGCTTTTAAGGTGCGTACTCTGTCCTTGAGTCGCCATATCTCATAGACTGTTGCCTTGATAGTCTCTATGAGTTCCTTGTCCATCTTGTCCTCATAGTGGAGGAACCACGATCCTTTCTGTGTCTGTGGCATATCGGAAAGAATCATGATGGCATGGTTATAGCTGTGCTTACCAAAGTAGGACTTGATACCACCATTGGCAGGAAGAGTCTCATCCTTGAGTTTATTGTAGTCGATGAACTTTGCCTCGTCTACAAGTAACCATGACAGGGTGAGGGAGTTTGATGAACCGGGGCGATCCTGAGAGATGATTACTGCAATGGAACCATTATAGAATGTGATGACATGCTCGTAGTCGGCAGGTTCTGTAATTGGTTTGGCAAACGACTTTGGTGGTTTGCGTCCTACTACATAGTGTACTCCCTTGATGTATCCCCATCTCTTCCATGCTGCAAGCAGTCCCGGGATGGTGTTTGTCAGTCCATGCTTGAAGGTAGGTACGACAATGCCTCCAGTGCTTCCTGCCATTCGTTGCATATTACGCAATACGAATGGGGCTGCAATGGAGTCTGTCTTACCTGTACGACGACCTGCTACTATAACGGAGGTATTTGCTCCTATCAGTTGGGTGAGTCGCTGCGGTTCGTTGAAGTAAACATTTCGGGAACCAGTTTTTGATGGATTGGGAGTTTCTGCCATGAACAATAAACAAAAATTAGAAATTGTTGCGATAATATGTGGATTACAGACAATAACATTACATTTGCAGCAAATAAACTAAATGAATTATATCATGGAAAAGTTTTGTATAGTTGCTGTTGTGCTTATTGGCATTCCTATTGTTTTCATCTTAAAGATGATGTTTAACAAATGGCTTTATTCTGAGGGTCCATTCTCTTCGTCAAGAAAAACCACGAAAGAGGATGATCTGCGTAATCTGCAAACTCTCAGAGACAGAGGAAACATAACGGAAGAACAGTACTTGTCTGCTGTTGACAAGATTGAAAATAGCCACGATGAAGATGTCAAGGCTCTATC